CCGCTCCGCTTTCATTCCGGGTATCTGATATCTGGATATCTGAGAATCTGGCGAGAAGGGGGCCGGGAGGCCCCCTTCTCGTTAAGGAGGCGCAGCGTGGAAGAACTAAAGATATTACAGAAGACCTACGACATGATTAAATACGGTAACCAGTGTCTGTTGCAGTTTCCTAGAGCAGAGCGTTACGCACTCGCCAGTGAGATTAAGCAGAGTATGTACAAGATGCTACGGCTCATCCTCCGCGCTAACAAAGAACGCAACAAGCGCCCACTGCAAACCGAGATTGACGTAGAGTTAGACGTGTTACGCACATTCATCCGGCTAGCGGCTGACGCAGAAAACGCTTATCTCCCTCTCCGCAAATATGAGATATGGAGCAAACAACTAAGCGAGCTCGGCAGAATGCTTGGAGGGTGGATTAAAGCAACACAGTAACAGATTTGGGGATAGGCCGTATAATTGCGACGGCCGTGCGCTTCGCGTATCGCGGCGGTGATTGGAACAACGGTTCCACTGCTGGCGTGTTCGCCTGTAACAGCAACAACGCCCGCTCCAACGTCAGCGCGAACATCGGCTTCCGCTCCGCTCTGCCTCCGCACGTCAGAAGCCTATCACCTACTAGGTGCTGGGACGGTACAGGGGGACAAAGGGGTCTGTCTCCATGCCCTAACAAGGCAAAAGATTATATTTCCGAGGAGGCGGCCGGTAGGCAACGAGAACCGTCACACTCGGCGTTAAAAGAAAGGAAGTGGCGGTTGAGGACGCTACGCAGCATTTACCCTAAAATTTACGACTTCGATAACCTATATGCGGCCTATCTAGAAGCCAGGAAGGGCAAGCGGTATCGTAACGAAGTGCTGCAGTTCACCGCGCAACTGGAGGAGAACTTAATCCAGCTGCAAAATGAGCTCATCTACAAGACTTATCACGTAGGCAGGTACCGTGAGTTCTATGTCCGTGAGCCAAAGAAAAGGCTTATCATGTCTCTACGGTTCCGCGATCGAGTAGTCCAATGGGCGATCTACCGCCAACTTAACCCGTGGTTCGACCGTCAGTTCATCTACGATAGCTACGGCTGTCGCATCGGCAAAGGGGCGCACCGAGCCGCCGACAGGCTTCAGTATTGGATGCGCCTAGTCAGACGGAAAAAACGGCAGTATTACTACCTCAAACTGGACATTTCGAAATACTTCTACCGGGTCGACCACGAGGTCTTGATGCGCATCTTGCGAAAGCGTATCCACGATCAAGACTTACTTGAGTTGCTTGGCCGCCTTATCACCTGTGAGCATGCGGCGTTCGGGCTGCCGGCGTTCACCAACCCGGAAGACTGCCCTGAGGAGGCGCGCCTGCACGACAAAGGAATGCCGATAGGGAACCTTACTAGCCAGATGTTCGCTAACATCTACCTTCACGATCTCGACCACTACGCGAAGCAAGAACTGCGGCTCCGACATTACATCCGCTACATGGACGACGTCATTATTTTGCATCACGATAAGCGTTATCTGCATGAAGCAAAAAACTTGGTAGAGGCTTTTCTGTGGGAGGAGCTGCGACTAAACCTTAATACCAAGACAACGATTAGGCCGATTAACCAAGGCGTTGAGTTTGTGGGCTTCCGCATCTACTCAACCCATCGCAAGCTCAAAAAGGCAAGCGTTAAGAAAATGAAGGCGAGACTGGAGTACGTCCGCGCCGCCTTCGCGCGGGAAGAGATTGCACTCGAGACGTTTAACGCGACAACGGCTTCGTACGCAGGACTGCTTAAGCACTTTAGCAGTTTCGGCCTCAGGACGAAGCTAGGACTGTAGAAGGAGGTGCCCCATGAGCTCAAGCGCGGCTCCCACTAAGCGAGTAGAATTTTCTAAGCTCATCATGGCCTCCGTCATGGCCACGTACTTCTGCGGCGTCATCATCGGCGCCGCAGTAGTCATCCACGCACCTGAGCAGCTAGGCGCGTACCTAAGCTACCTCGGAGCCGCTACGACGGTAGCTATCGGCTTTTATGCATGGAAGGCAAAGGCCGAAAACGTCATCAAACTAAGCCAAGATACCGATACAAAGGAGGAAATCACGTGAGTATAATCATTGATCCCGGCCACGGCCCCGGCAGTGTCAACCGTGGGCCCGCAGGTTACTTCGAGCACGTCGGCATGTGGAAGCTGTCTAATTTCCTGCTAGCCCGACTGACGCAAGCGGGCGTCGCGGCGCGCCTGACCCGTACAGAGCAGGGCAACCCCAGCCTAGCAGCTCGCGGAGCGCTGGCACGCGGGGCTACAGTCTTCGTATCTCAGCACAGCAACGGCTTCAACGGCCAAGTCCGCGGATGCGAAGTCTTTCACTCAGTCCGCCGCCCGAACGACCGGGCAATCGCCGCGCAGATTGCCGCAGTGTCTGCGGCGCTGATGGGCAACCCCAACCGTGGCGCGAAGGTGCGCGAGTCGGCCACCGCACGCGGGCAAGACCACTTTGGCGTTATACGTGCAGCTGTCGCGGCTGGAGCTAAGCACGTCTTCCTCTGCGAGACAGGATTTCACGACAACGTAGAGGACGAACGCTGGCTGCTGGTGGATGCCAATCTGGCGAGGATCGCCGACGCACAGGCTAGGATACTTATCGAGCTATTGAAGTAGGGGTGATAAGTTTGGACAGTGTAGAACGGCGACTAACCGAAATAGAAAGCTGGCAGAAAGCGGTAGACAATCGGCTGGCTGAGGGGGCGAAGACTATCCACGGGCACAAGATTACGCTGGAGAATGTGACGGCGTATCAGGGCAAACAGAACGGAAGCTTACAGCGACTAGAAGACCGCTTTAACTCGTTTTACAACCTACTCATGGTTGCCCTGCTTGGGATGGCAGCTAACCTAATAATCTCCCTGGTTAGGAGGTGACAACATGACTGACATCACCGAAATTGTTGTTTTAGCAGTATCTCTGGCCGTGGCGCTGGCTACGGCTTTTGTGTTCCCGCAGCTCCGCGCGCGGCTTAACGCAGAGCAGTTTGCGCAGCTCAAGCTCTGGGTGCGCATCGCCGTGCAGGCAGCCGAGATGCTTTACATCGGCATCGGCCGCGGGGCGGAGAAGAAGGAGCATGTGGTAAAGTTCCTGCATGAGCGCGGCCTCACGGTCGACATGGACGAGATAGACGCGCTGATTGAGTCCGCAGTTTATGAGCTTAAGAAGCCCTAAGCAAAGAGCCTCCCACTGAAGGGAGGCTCTGTTTTCATGTGCGGATAAGCATGGTGCCGAGAGTGGGACTTGAACCCACACGTTCAGAGAACGCTTGATTTTGAGTCAAGTGCGTCTGCCATTCCGCCATCTCGGCATGAGTGAAGCCACAAGTAGTATAGCATCGACTGCCTGCATAAGCAACAGGTGGGCGAGCGCGGGCTCGGCCACCTGTTGGCTAAATGCAGAAAGATGTGCGACTAGATGTTCTTTAGGACAATCGCCGTGCCCATGCCGCCGCCGATGCAGAGCGAGGCTAAGCCGAGCTTCGAGCCGCGTTTCTTCATTTCGTGCGCTAGGGTAGTGATAATCCGCGCGCCGGATGCTCCGACGGGGTGACCTAAAGCAATGGCGCCGCCGTTGACGTTGCACTTTGCGAGGATAGATTCCTCACTTACGCCGTGCTCTTCGCTCAGTTCTTTCACCACGCCGAGCGACTGTGCGGCAAATGCTTCGTTAAGCTCGAGCAGATCCATGTCCGCCAACTTGACGCCTGCATGCTTTAGTGCCGCCGAAACAGCGGGAACCGGGCCCAGACCCATTACCAAAGGCTCGACGCCGCCTTGACCGATGCCAATAATCTCGGCTAGCGGGGTAAGCCCGTATTTGGCGACTGCCTGCTCGGAAGCTACGACCGTGAAGGCTGCGCCGTCGTTTATCCCAGATGCGTTGCCCGCAGTGACGGTACCGTCTTTCTTAAAGGCAGCCCGCAATCCAGCAAACTTGTCGGCAGCCGCAGCACGGTTTGGATACTCGTCTTGCGACACGACAACGGTGCCTTTGCGATCCTTAATCTCCACCGGCGTAATCTCGTCCTTAAAGCGCCCGGCATCTACAGCGGCAATGGCCTTCTTCTGCGAGTTAAAGGCGAAGTCGTCCTGTGCTTGCCTAGGGATGCCGTGCTTCTCAGCGATGTTCTCGGCGGTAATGCCCATATGGACGTTGTTGTAGGCATCTGTCAAGGCGTCGTGAATCATGTGGTCGAGCGCCTGTACGTGACCCATTCTGAAGCCTGAGCGCGCGTTAGGCAAAATGTAGGGGGTCATCGACATGTTCTCCGTGCCGCCGGCAATGACGACGTGGTGCAGTCCGGCCTTGATATTGGCGTAAGCGTTAAACAGCGCCTTCATGCC